CAACGGAGCCGAAAGAATTTGACTCTGCGGTTGCTGTAAACGAGATTGTTATAGTGCCACTGCTTTCAGTAACACTGATATCCCCGCCTCCCGAAAAGGTCAATGAATCTGTTGCACCCAGATAAACTGGTGACGAATTGGTGCCGTCAGATACGGTTATGTAGTTGTTGGTTACGTCCGAGTTTGACGAGCCGCTAATGTCGAGACCCTCCTGAAGTAATTTCTTCCAAGTTGCCATGGTTCTGTTATGATGTTATTCGGTGCTAAGATAATAAAGAATTTTATTCCGAAACTCCGAAGTATAGGTTGTCGGAATCATCGGCATACATCCCTCCAACAAAGGCTGGTGGTGCCTCAGAGAACCTCTTAAACTTTATGGTTCCGTCGAGGTTTATGCTACCAGTACCATTGGGTGTAAATGTAATATCCTCGTTGGTGTTTGCGGAGATGATAGAGAATCCGTTCACCTCTAAGTCCCCGCCAAGCTGCGGTGTCGTATCCTCTACTACGTTCTGAAGACCAGAGCTCCCGCTGACGGCGGTCCAGTTACCAGGGTCTTCCCAGTCAATGTCGTCGACAAGCTGATACTTATCCTCCAGCCCCACCACAGATTGACGCGGGCCGTCGTACACATACAACTTGTCGTCGTTGCACATGTACGCTAAGTATGGGGACGAGCGGTTTGCCTGAGACAGACCGTCCCTCTCAGCCACGGTATTAAAAATACCGATACCTCTTGTCTGCTGAAGCGCGAGCTCAAGCAGCTTGGCGTTATCCGAGGAGTGCGATAAGGGTCCGTTAAACTCTGGCATTTTAAGATTCCGTATTTCTCAGTAAGTAGTAGGTACCCCTGAGGCCGATGTTAGCCAATGCGGTGTACAGCCTCAGTACATGAAATGGAATTTTATTGCTCGCAGTTCCAAATTGAACTTGCAAGTCCAGCCCTTCTTTTAGGAGCCAGAAGTCGCCCGTGGTCTGTGGAGGTTCCTCTATACGTTGCGTATAGTTGTTCCCGCCGAAGTCTTCGAAGAAGTCCTGGTTTATGTTACCCCCTCCAGTCAGGTCTTGGTATCCGCCACTGCCGTCAGAGAAGTAGTACGATGGAACAAACACATAGACGTAATCCCCTGCAGCCTGAGTATTTGGTACAAGCATAGACACGCTCAGCTGCGAGGTGTTCCCGTCAACTAGGTCGCCAGTAGATGTGATAAGCTCTGGGTAGCTGGAGATTCCGTTGTTTTGGGTAATCCCGTCGTACATATTCTGGAAGTCAGCGTCGCTACTCGATGCGGTGAGAGCTGTTGAGCTCACAATCATCCTGACTGGAACTCTGTTCACAACGTATGATGCCGTTTCGAAATCGCAATAAGGCGAATTGATGGTGGAGTATGGTCTTACATTATCCCACACCTTAACCTTGTACGTGTTCGAATCTCCGATGGCTACATCACCGTCATCTATATTGATAGTAAATAGGCCAGTTCTTCCACTACCGTCCAGTGTTTCAGAAGATATATCTGTTACGCTACCAACGAGGTTGTCGTTCGCGTCCAGAACCGCGTAGCTATCGAGCCCCACACCCGCCGTCTCTACCTCCACTTTAAACTTCAGGTTGCTCTCTCCGTTATATAGCTGGCGGTTGCCGTCGGTCTCATCTGACAATACGGTAGCGGTAGCGTTGGTTGCTCTTTGAAGACTGATGCCGTTTCCGTTGCTGACGTTTAGCAGACGAGGTGGGGTGTAGGCTGGGTTGTAAACAACCTCTGAGCTAAACACCTCCCCCTGCCCATTGTCTGGCTCCTCAGCACTTACCTTCCAAGTGATGTGCTCATTGGTAGGGTTCTCCGTAGCAAAGGCAAAGCTGTAGAGCTCGCTGTGAGTGTAGCTTGCAGAAGACCCAGGAACCCCAGTCTCTGTGTGAACGAGTGTGAACGAGCCAGTGCCAATCTTCTTGTAAAACTTAAACGTAATAGTTGAGCCCTGAGACGTGTTAGGGTTTGTGACTGACGCTGTAATCTGAGCCGTGGCATCCGTGATGGCTGTGTCGCTATACCCTACGTTACTTGGATTCAGTGATATTGACGGAGCCTGGATTGTCCCTAGCTGAACCAAAGCCTCCCTTATAATATCTAAAGCAGTCTTCGTCCCATCCCCAACAGTAATGGTGTCGTTGTGAGAGAACTTGCCGAAGTTTCCGCCGTCTGGAAGAAACACGTTAATAGCTGTGTCAAGTGTTTCAGACCCGTCGACATTGACCCATTCTCCGTTTATGTACGCAAGAACTTGATTGTCAGATACGTTAGTGATGGTAACATCTGGTACGTCATCGAGTGAGTTGATGGACGTGCCGCTTTCATACGTCACCGAAGCCCTTTCGATAACGCTAATCTGAGGTACTACTGGGACGTGATATTCCGTCACAGCCCCAGATGGAACCGTTACCTCAACAGAAACATTTGAGGTTGGTTGTATCGTTATCTGGACATCGCTCATACCGTGACATCCTCATTGACTATAAACAAACCATGCAACCACGTAGACACCACGCCAGCGGCGGTGGTGGCTTGGAGGTCGTAAACGTAAAGACCCCCATCGACATCGTCCATAACAGAGTCTGCTATGGTTACCGTCAGCTGGCCAGCAGTAGACTGAGAGTATGAGACGCTTGTTGAGGCGATGACCGTATTCGTCGCGGTGTCGCTATCCCTCACCTCCATCTTAAATGTGATGTCACTAACAGTGAGGTCGCTACCATCGGAATCCTTAACCTTCATGGTTAGGTTGAACGTATCGCCCTTCCTGCAGGTGATGTCAAGCCGCGTTGATGAGTCTAAGTTTACCGAGTTAGCCATTGTTTAAGATTTGAGATATGATATCATCCTGCGCATCGGGAGCGTCCTCCATCACTGGCCTCTCACCCTTTCTCTGCGCTATAAGTTTTGATTGAGCAGATGCCTGCTTCTGTATGCGCTCATCCTTTCTGTCCTCCTTTAGGACGTCAATCTTTTCTCTAAACTCTTGTTCAGATGATTTGAATCCAAGGGAGGCCTGAGCCCTAATCATTTCAATCTCTTTACGCAGTGCGTGTAGGGCCTGGCCGACTTGTATTTCTACCTGACCCTTAAGCTGAATCTTCTGTGCCTCAACCTGAGCCTCTGCCTGCAACTGCTGCATACGCATCTGCATAGCCATCTGCTGATTTTGGGCATTCATCTGTTGCTGCATCTGCATGTTTTGCTGCTGCATCTGCTGCATCTTCGTTTGGCGCCTCTTACGTCTAACCACGAGGAGCCTCTGGGCTTGGTCGATATCCTTTATATCTCTGACGGCCAGCGCATCCTCAAGGTCAATCTCTTTCTGTGCTAGCGACTGCTGGATATTTTGCTCGAGGAATATTCTATCCTCATCGCTCATCTCTTTTACAACGCGCACACCGAAGTTGTACATGGGGAGTTCCTCAAACGAAGAGAGTATGTCCATGCTGTACTTACCGATAGCCTTTTCATATACGCGATAGAGCACAGACTCCTTAGGTATAATCTGCAGGCACTTGACAACATCCTCGCAGACCCTCTTGTACAATACCAGTGCCGCGTTCGTGATGTCATAGAGCGCGTTATTACCCGCCGCTATAGCCTGCTGCTGCACCCCAACCAGAGCGTCACCCTTAGGCGTACTTGCATCCATCACCTCGTTGACACCGCTTGCATCGCGAATCATCGTGAGGTAGTGATTGTAAAGCATCACATACTGCTGGATGTTTCTGATTGTGTTGTCTATAGGCCTTATCGGTGGCTGCTGGCCTGAGCCGTCGGGGTTCTTGCTCCTGTAGTAGAAGACACCAGTCTGCTCGTATATGTCTTGAATCTGTAGCGGCTGTAGTTCTCCGCCTCTTCCGAGCTGCACGTTCTCTAGACCCTCGATGTCTACAATGATTCCGTCTGGCTTTGCCTTAGCGATAGCCTGCTGAATCTTGAGGTGGGTGAGCTGAAGCTGGTCGGCAAATCCTATGACAGAACCAACCATGGACTTAGGCTTCATGCGGCGAATATTCGTACATGCCACGCTATAGGACAACCGAGCTCTGGTTAGGTCATGAACATTCTTAGGAATGTTTTTCTTGATACCGTATCCAAAAAGCTTCTTGGTTCCCATTATATACGAACCGCCATATACGGTTTCAATCTCCATCTTATATGGCTGCCTGTCGTAGACGGATTCAGAGATTGGCTTATACTCGTTACCCTTGTAGTAGAACCCTACGTTTCCAAATCTAGACTCCTTGCTTTCGTAGTACACGCAGTCTACAGAAATGAACTCGAAGTCAAGTATATCTATGAAGTAATCGTCATACCCGTACTTGACATCATTCGAAAGCCTGTCGTAGTTTCTTGAGTTGAACTTTGAAGAGTCGTTGTATGAGCGATGCATACTCTTCTTCGCCATCTCTTCATACTCGCTCTCTGTAAATTCATCACCAGCAAGTCTCTTGAGCTCTCCTATGGTGATTCGTTTGACGTGCCCAGCGTACACCAGGTCGGACATATTCGGGTCCTCCGTGTAGCTGTGAACGAAATTCATAGGGTCTACATACTCTACAGCAATACCATAGTTTGGGTCGTTGCGTCTCTTGGCAATACCCATCCCGCAAACCACGATGTCCTCGACACACCTACGATATGTCTTGTCATCGAAGTCGTTCCAGTCCAACGTCAACGACGTAGCCACCTGAGCCGCTATCTCGGCGTTCGTCTTTATGTTTTGGTCCATAAAGATTTCTGCCTCTTCAGTAGAATCTGGCAGCTGTGATGGGTCTAGCTCGGTTTGAAGGCCAAGCGTCCTTGCCTCAACAAGCGCTTGCTTGTTTTCGATAGACATCTCTATAAGCGCCTTCCTCTCATCCTTCTCTCCGCGAGACACGGGGTCGATGGCGTCAACTGAAGGGTACGGTTTACGTGACAACATCTTGTTGACGACAACCTTCACAAACTTAGGTACAATGGGTACTGGGCTCCAGTCAAGATTCAGCAAACTACCGTCCCCGCTATTTGGGTCAAGGGAGCTTAGTATTTGCTTATAGATTGAAGTGTCCTGAGTTCCGTTTGCGTAATCACGATTCTTCTCAAAGTCTCTTCTCCTGCTACCGAACAGAGACCCGCTATCATCTGCTGCACCCCACTGACCCTCAATAGCTCTGGCATACTTCAACCCGTACTCCTTAGCGGACTTTTCTATTGGCTGCGCAAAAGGATTTGGGAAGTTGCCGTATTTCTTATCGTCAGTCATTTCTTGCTATTTGGGCTCACGCAAATATAGCAATACCAGAAATGACTATTTTATAAGCCTTGACAATCCATCCGCCTTATTGCTATACCTTCTAAAGAACTGTTTCTCTGAGAAGTCTGATTTCTTATCCTTTGGCTTTACTTTCTGAGCGGCAAGCAATGCGAGACCAGAACTTATTGTCAAGTCATACTTGGTTCGGTTGTCTATTTTAAACCCAATCCAGTCCTCAAGCGTTCTGTTGAAATACATGTTGCCTACGTTGCCATCTTCGTCAAGACCCACGTAGTTGTGTATATAGTCCTCAATGGCTTGAGCATGAGCGTGGATGACGTCCTGAGAGTTAGATGGGATACCCTTAGTCTTGACGTTTGATGATGACGTATTGTTTCTAAGGTGTTCTGGCCTATCCATGACATACCCATCATAACCCCTTGACTCAAAGTATCTTACGATTCCATACTTGTTGTTTTCTATAAGGAGGGGGTATCCGTAGAAGACTGCAGCCATCAAGACATCTTCGTAAAATATCTTGGCAAGAGGTGGGCGGCTGGCATATTCAGCAACAAACATATTGCTTGCACCTTCGATATTGAATTTGTTGTACATGTGGCACGCGCCCTTAGACCCTCGTGTCGCATCAATGGTTGCGTCGATGTCATAGGAGTCTACGCCTCCGCATCCTATGTGACTATGTGGGGGCACCTTGCGTCCACGCTCCTCTAGTATAATGCTTCTCTCGCTAGGGCTTGGCATCCACGATATTCTCCACCTACCGTTACTTGAGGGGTTGAATACAACTTTAGAATCCTCTACCCCACCAGCCCACATAAAGTTTCCTCGCACAACTGGGTTGGGATACATGCTGTCATTGTGCTCTATCTGCTCGTATATCTTCCCGATGTTAAAGAGGCTGCCTTCGACAGAATCTCTGAATGCCTCGTCGGTGGTGAATGGGAACTGCCTGATGAATTCATTGAGTTCGCGGGCATCGTGCTTTAACGCATCCCTTTCGTTCTTAAGGAAAACCTTAGAGCCGAACTGCATAATCTCACCATCCAACCCCTCTACTGGTACGTCAGTTTCTACTATTGGATTACCGTACTTATCGAAGAATCCCTCCAATGCGTCGTATGCTGGGATAAAAATCCTGTACAGTCCAGAGACGGTTCTTCCGTTTGCATTTCTCTTTGCCACGTCAGAGTCGTCCCACAGCTGCTTGAACTGACTACCGCCTTTGTCCATGGGGTTTACAGTAGAACCCACCAGAGCCTTTCCAATAATCTTCCGCCCAACAATAAGGCACGTTCTTTCAATGCGCCAAGCCTCACGTATATCCGTTGGCTTCTCCCACTTACCAGCCTCATCAAGATATAGCATGTGAAGCTTCTCACCGTCGTATGCGTTGTTTGTTGTGTTCTTCCAGTTGATTACCGTATTAAGAGCCTCGCCCTTCTGCGAAGTCTTATTGTTCTTCGTGATTCTCTTACTCGGCTCGCGAAAAGCCAACTCCATGCGTGGGTTAGTGGTACCATCCTGAATGGGTTTAAAGAAGAAGGGGTAATGCCTAAACATCTGCACAACCTTCTTCATGAATATGTTCTCTTGCGCATCCTTACCAGTCTTCGACTGAATGCCCAAGAGCTTGTCCTTAATCTGCGTGGCCTCATCGAGGAGTACCGCTGAGCAGATATTTGTGTAGCCACTACGCCGACACTTCGTATATAGCTGCCCCATGCATCGAGGGTCCGCTTCACAGGCAGCGAGATGCAAGAAGATGTCTCTTTGGAATGCTAGATATTCTGGATATCCTATATCTAGCTTCGTCCATTGAAGCATCATGTAGTGCCTGCCTGTAATATACGTAGGAATACCGTTATTAAAAAACCAGAAGCCCTCGCGTCTACGGCGAAACTCCTCTTCGATATATGGGTGGAATTTTTCCCTAAACTCTCGTGGCATCTCTGCCCACTCATCCATAGACTTCACCCTAGCCAACTCCCTTGGCATCTGAACTCTTTCCCAACACTGAGATTCACTCGGCTTCCCATGCCCCACGATATCTTTTTCGTCAGGCTGCACTGGAAGTATGATTGACAATCCAGCGATTTCTATTGTGTCACCCGAAGTCCCGTTCGGACAGATTGAAATATAGGCCTCCTCATCCCTGTATATCAAAGGCATCACTTGCTAAATCGTTCTGCAAATCCGCTAGAGTAGTCTCTATCGGCCTCTATCTCTCCGTTCTGCTTAAGGTCCTTAACCATCTGCTCTAGCCTTTGCCGTTCTACAATAAGCTCCTTGCAGTCTATAGCGGTCTGCTTGATTGATTGAAGCTCTGCTTTACGTGCGCTACCGCTAACCTCTGGGTCTACTGGCTTCTTTATCTCCTCAATCATATTATTGATTGCGATAGCCATAGAGTCCATCAGTCGTGATGACGCCTCTATCGTGGTGAACTTACTGCTCTTCGACATAGCTAAGGTCGTCAGCCCTCATCCTATAAGCAATAGTGCCGTCGTCTAATTTAATCTTATAATCCGAGTTCTTATCAAAACCCACAATATCACCAGGCTTCACGCCCATCCACTCGATGTCTTTGTTTGTAACCATAACCCTAGCAACATTGGCACGAACCTTTTCTTTAGACACCTCAACTATAATTCCAGAATCTGTTTTTACATCGCCACCATCACCAAATACTGGCTCCACAAACACCCAGTCGTTAAGCATTTTCAACTTCTTGGATTCTTTGGAACGATACGCTATAGCGTGGTCTGGTGTGTGCGGATTCTTTTCATCGTACTCACAGATATACATGCCGTTTCCTATAGACAGCGGGGCAGCCATGATTACGTGATGATGAAAAAACAGTGTGTCACCAATCTTAGCCCCAGTGTCAAAATTTAGCGGGGGGCTTACTATCTCACCGTATGCTATACGGTGCTCAAATTCATTAAACTTCGGGTCTAGATAAAACTCTTTATCGCCAATATTTATAGTGTCGTTAAAGCGCTTCTCGACCTTCACGATGAAGTGCCTGAGAGATTTCATGAATTAAAGATTGCAGTCGTATTCAATTAAAACTGGTTGGTCCTCTATTGCTTTCCAAAGATATGTAGAGTCTTCGTCCTCTATGTAAATCTTATACCTGCGAACGTTGTGTCTATATAAAGCCGCCTCATCGTCCTCAATAAATGATACACGCTTATCGCCAGCCTTCATGCCAACATAGTACGCCATTGCGTCCTTGGGGTTTGGCCCAACGACAATCTTTCTAATAAGGTTCATTTCAATTCAAAAATAAAATATCTAACGGGTCCTCTGGCTGAGACTTTAGAAATGCCTCCACCTGAAGTTGTACCACCTCTTCAAGCTCATTCGTATCCTTTATGTTCCAGGTGTACTTAACCTGCCACTCATGGATGTCCTCTTCGGCCTCCTCGACCACGCCAACACAACCAATGTACACTATGTTGTCTGACATGTTGTACTTGGCTACTATCTCTTCAATCTGCTCGAAGCAAGAA